GTAGAGATGGATCAACTGTGGTCAGTACATTCTTATGCAGGTGACTATAATCCAGTGCACGATCATGGTACTCAGTCATTGATGGGTATTTCTTTTACCACTTGGACTATGGTGCCACCACAAATTAAAGACAACAAAAATTTAGATTTATACAACTCATCAGGTGCAGTTGATGGGTACCTAAATTTTATTTATGGGCTCAATCAAATCATTGATCCTGAAAGACTGCGACCTGCACAAGCAAGAATAATTAAACCTGAAGTTGGCAAGCTCTTGATGTTTCCATCATGGCTACAACACATGGTTTACCCTTTTCAGGGTGAAGGTGAAAGACGAACAGTGGCAGGCAACTTAAACTGTTGGGATGTAACACCTGCAGAATTGGAGCAATCAAAAAATGGAATTTAAAGAAGGCGTTTACGAAGATTTGCCTTTTGAGGAATACAATGAGATACCTGCGTATCGAGCCTCAGACCTAAAGCAAGTCGATCAATGTGTGTACACATGGAAAAACAAAACAGAGTTTACTGAATCACCTGCGTTTTTAGAAGGTCGAGTACAACACACAGTATTTTTAGAACATCATAAATTTGATGATGACTTTGTTATACAACCTGCGTTAGATCGTAGAACCAAAGCAGGCAAAGAAGCCTACGAAGATTTTATGGGAACTGTAGGCAACAGAACTGCAATCACTCAAGACATGTACGATGTGTGCATGGAAAGACGAAGAGTGGTACAAGATTTTATTCCTAATAATATAAATGATAAAACTGAATTAACTGTTTGTTATAAGTTGCATGGGCAAAACTTCAAGTCTCGTTTTGATTGGTACGATGGTAGGCATGTGTGGGATTTAAAAACTTGTCGTGATGCTTCACCTAGAGGCTTTAAACAAGCTATTAATGTTTATAGGTATCATATGCAGGCTTCTTTGTATGTAGATGCCTGTAAGAGCTTAGGATTGCCTGTAGAGGGGTTTTCGTTCTTGGCACAGGAAAAGGCTCACCCATATCCATATGTGGTTTATACGATGTCTGAGGAAGCATTGGAGTATGGTAGAGCTAAGAATGAGCAAGCACTACATACTTTGTTAGAAGCTGAACACAAGAAAGATTACAAGCCTTACAATGTGCGTGGTACTCAGTTAGTTGAGTTACACGATCTATGGTGATCCATTTTCTAATAACCACTCTAATCTTCTGCGATCATACAGCCAAAAGACTAATAGGTACCTATCGCCCATATCCACAGGCAATCCTTTGTGCATGTGGGTAAAGCTAGGGAAAATCAGTGCATGACCTGTGGGCAAAGGTTTAACCTCACCATAGTTATGAAACTCAGTGCCACCACCTTTGTACTTACCAGTGTTTAGTGGTACCACCACACTGATGTCTGCTGATTCATCGTGGTGCCAAGCACCTTGTTGTTTGTCTTTTAAATTGTAGTTGGCTATTTGTACTGAACCTATGTTGGAACAGTTGCGTTGCCAAATAGAATAGATGATTGGGTTAAGCACTGTTTGAACCACGAACCACATGTTGCGATATAATTCAGGCACTTGATCTCTTAACACTATCTCAGGTATTTGCCTGAGCTCATCCTCATCATTGTTGGTTTCGAATTTCATTGTTTCGATTTCATCGACTAACATCTTGCAAAACTTTCGTCTAAACAATGGCACTTTGTAAATGTCAGGATGTATCTTAGTGATGTGTTTTTTCAGTGGTGTTTTTTGCATACGATTTACACCATTACTGGAAGAAAACTTAGATAAGATTGGCAGGGATTCTTCAACTGCTTGATATGTGCTGTGCATGATTGACCAATGCGATTGCATTGATAATAGATAGTTATTTAACTTATGAATTGTCACATAAGAAGTTTACACGCTTTATTGTTTATTTTCCAAAAGCTAATTTGTATATAATCTCTTCAATTTTGCGACATTTAACTTTTTCTTCTTGAGTTTTCTTTTTTTTATCCAAAAGAGGCAAGCCTTCTTTAGATAAAGCCTCAATAATAATTTGTCTTTCTGCATCAGTTAAAAACATATGTGTGCTTATTATAAGGTTTTTCTAGGCTTAGTGTGAGCCAGTCTTTCAATCACATGACTGGTTATATTTCTATGGTAATCTCTTTCTTTGCGATCCAAAGCATCAGCTTTGTTGCGATAAGAAGCTACAAAAACATTTTCACCATACCTACCATAAGTAGGTATGTATTGGTAAACATCGTACATGATTGTGGTTGTCATTATGCTACCTCCAAGGTTTGAAATTTTGATACAGCTTGGTGGAGATCACCACCAAAAATAAGTTTCTCTTCTCCTTCCCAAGAGGCACAAGAATAAATTTTGATTGCTATATTTGTAAGCGTTGGGATTTCTTTGAAATCTTTTAATGGTGTGATTTCGTATCTATATTCCAAATCACCATGTTTGTTGTGGTGTTCTGTAATATCACAGTCTCCATATTTTTCGCCTTTATTAATAGACAAAAGAAAACAAGTTGATAAAGCATCTCTATTTACAAGATGTTTCATTGTTTTGTAATTACTAATGTAATATTCAAACGCTTCTTTGATAAATGTAAGACCACCTTTGGGGTAGCCATCATGGTGTTTATATATATGCACCTCTGATTGATCCCACTCAGAAAGTGTTTTAAATGTATATACTGCTCTTGTGCTCATTACTCTACCTCCTTAATTTTAGTAATTTTGATACTCCATCCATAAGGTGCATACACTGTGTGCGTGTCACCCACCTCAAGATTCTCTAAATGTTCGATGGTGAACTCGCCATCCTCATCAATACTGTCTGTGGTTCTGTTTCACCATATGCTTCTTCATTCCAAGTCACTGTAAATTCCATTACGCTACCTCTGATTCTTTTTTAAAAACTTTAATTAGCTTTGGTCTAATAAGTGAAGTGGTATTCCAAGTCTTGTCACCATCTTTTTCTTTGTAAAGATACTCACCAGTTTTTTCACAAACTTCTGTATAGTCAATCTTTGGAGTAAACTCGTTGTGTGTTTTAACAGTAGCCTCAAGCTCAACCCAAGTATTGACAGAATCCCAAATAGCTTGGTTAAACTTAGTTCCATCACCACCATTGGTTACTAGCCTTTCACCATTTTCTGTAATGTATTTTATTTTTACAGAATAATTGTTGTAACCAAAACCATTTTCATAATGATCTTGGCTTAGAACAAAGGCTTTGACAGTAACCTTGTCACCAACAGAACCAAAATGTTTGTTGGCATTTTTAGGAATGTAAATAGCTTGTGGCTTACATATGTTGCTCATGGCTTCATGAATCTCACTTTTGTACTCAGTAAGATTTGCCCAGTAGTTGATGCTTTCTTGAGACATGTCATCAAGAAAATAATGACCTACTACATGACCATTTGACCAAATTTTATCAAAAGGATTTTTGCCTTGAGAAATTAACTCTTTAGAAGTTACGATCCAGTTAGCAAGGTTCTCTTCTTTTCTTCTAAGGTTATCAGCTTCAATTTGATCTTGATTCCTTCTGATGATGTCGTTAAGGCTTTCATCAGCATATGATATGTCAAGAGGATAAATGTCATTTTCCTTTTCGACATACTTCATAGCCTTGCTCACTGCTTTTTTAGGGTCAGTAGAAAGGTTTACAATATAATCACCTTTTGAGTCATGCCCATAACCAAGGCAAAGAGTATACATAGCTGTTAGCTCTCCACTAGATATGTAATATGTTAGCTCTTTAAATATTTGATTTTTCATTACGCTCCTCCTGTGATTGTGCCAATTAAGGCGATTAATAAAAATGGTACAGTCAATGCACTTAATACATTGGCTACTGGATTGTGGTAAAACCACATGTCGATTGTGTGTAACATTACGCTACCTCCTTGTCTAAATCTACCCACTTAACAATCCATAACCACTGATCTTTGCCATCAGGGGTATCAAAACCTTTCATCATTTCGTATTTGTAAATGACATCTTTTTCAATCAAGCTACCTATGGTTCCTTCTGCTGTTTTTTGTGTCCAACCATTTTTCAAAAGAACTTCAAAGATTTCGTTCATCCAACCATAATCAAACCACTCGCTAGTGTCATCGCTCTCACAAAAATCACTATGCTCAACATAGTTGTTGAAAAGTTTAATTGCTTCAATCTGATTCGCTGTATAGGTCATGTTGTCTCCTTTTTTGTTATTTAATTTATTTCCCATATACCTATTATGCACAATTTTGCACAAAAGTACAACTATTTATACACTTTATTTACATTTATTTTTATCACTTATTTTCAACAAATATCTATACATTTTTGTATATTAGTATAAAATTACACCCACTATGGAAGAAAATACATTACAGAAAGTTAAATACCCACTAGGCAGGAAGAGTTTGGCAGTAGACTTAGATACCTATAATATGTTGCAAGAGATTTGCGACAGTGAAAGGCGATCTAAGATAGATCAGTTGAAAGTGCTAATTGAAACAGCATACGAACAATTGGTTGTTGCAAACAATACCTACTAGATGTTTAATAAAATTTTTCAAAAAAAACAGTTACCTGTTTCTTATCAAATTGAGCACCCCAGTGAAATTGTTGAGTTGTTCAGTCGATTAACTTTGCATCATCAAACAGCATTAATAAGATTGATTTCAAGAAATCTTGTAATGAACATAAATGATGAAACCATCATGGGTTATGAAATGAACTTCGATGTAAATGGTGCTGTGATTGAAGGAACCTTAGACGAGCCTAGCGATACCTGAATTTCTTAGAGCAATCTCTCTGTCTTTTTCGTTAGGAAGAATGGTAGGTGATAGAGTTTCCATTGGATTTAGGTCAGGTTGGTCATCAAACAAAGGTTGATTTATTTGTGGAACCTCAAAACTCTGTATGGCACCTTGTAGGTTGTCTGTAGGTGGTTGTGCTTCTTCTTCTTGTGGAATATCTATGTCACCAGTGTAAGGTTGATCTCCTGTCTCACTTACTTTATCTATAAATTTTTCTGCACCCCTTGTAAAAACCTGACCAGTTCTATATCCATGTTTGTCAAAAAAATACAACACATCATCCATGGTTTTTGCACCATCTTCAGATAACAATATATCAGTCATTTTTCGTAAGTAGGCTTCTTTTTGTTGATTAGCCACACCTCTTGTAAACTTTTCACCTGTTCTAGCTTGAAATATTCTTGGAATAAAGTTAAACAGAGAAATAATTGCTTCAGTAGATTTTACACCTAATTTTTTAGATTCTTGAGCTATTGCTTCGTCAAAAGCTGTAAATGGTTGAGTTGGTGATCCTCCTCTATGAACTGAAAAAGCATCGCCCATCCTATTAACCATTTTTTCCCAAGTTTGGAACTCTTCAGGTTCAAGCATTTCTTTCATCATTTTCATGGTATTGGTCTGACTCATGTACTTTTGAAATCCGGGCAAGCCTTCTTCAAGAGTTCCTGACCTTGAAAATCTGTCTAAAGTTTGCAAGATATATTCTTTTTTAACATCTTTCCAAACATCAGGATCAGCAGTTTGTAACAACCTTCTTGAATTTCTAAGAGATTTAACAGAAACCTTGGGATCAAACAAATTTTTCATTGCTGTTGCAGTTTGTTTGTCTGTCATTAATTTAGAAAATTTACCAATAGCTGATTTTTCGACAGCCTGCAAAGATGGTCGCATAGGATCGTAAATTCTTCTAGCCAACCTGTATTCAGGCAAAGTATCATCCATAATTGCTGTTAAATCATCAACCAATCCTTTGATAGCACCAAAATCACCAGTGCCTTTGTTTCTTAATTTATTTAATAAAACTTTCATTTCACTGGTTCTTCTTTGATCTAATGATGCTAGGTCATCTACTATGTTTCCATCTGCATCAAAAAACATTTTTTTAAATTTTTCTAAATTTTTAATTGTGCTTGGAGAAATCTGAGAGGTTTCTCTGATCACCTTACCTGTTGTTTTATCAATTATTTTTCCTGCAATAGCATCATCTATTTTACCAATCATTACATTCATTGATTCTTCAGGAATTTTTACCCCATCAGGCATTTGTTTTATCCAATCATAAATTTTAGTCGCCCTAGCTTTTCTTCTTTTTTGTAACTCGTTTAATACCCACTCACCTGTTTCTTGCAGTCTTGTATTAATGTCACCTGTTGTTTTGCCTGATCCCATTCTATCTGCAAATAATTCAACAGACTCTCTGACAAGAGAAGCTCTATCACCATAAAAAGCATGAAGTTTATCAATTTCAGGTTGTTGACTTAAATAATGTTGTATAAATCTAGCTTTACTACCTATTTTAGTTGCTTCTGCTGTTGTTAAAGGAATACCTAACTCAGCAGATTCTTCTATAATTTCATCAACTGAGCCACGCATATTGATTAAATACTGCAAAGCATCTTCGTTGCCTGAAAATTTGTTAAAAAGTTTGTAAGTAGCAGGTGTGCCTGTACCAAGTGGAATAGCTGAAAATCCCATTGAGATACCTAAATCTTTCATTTGAGTTGCAATTTCTTCAGGTGGCAGGCTGTAAAAAGAATTTATTAAACTTGCCCTAGTTGCTCTTGCAGGAGCACCAGTAATAAACGAACCTACTATACCTCCAATACCTGTAGTTCCTGCAACAGCAAGAGATTTTATTGCAGGATGTGGAATAGTCAATTTTGTACCAAATTCAAATCCTTTTTTTGCACCCCACATAGCACCACCAACATCAGCAGCAAAATTTAACGCAGGAACAATATTTGGAACCATGCTGTCTTCAAAAAAAGTATAATCTCTTAAATTAGAAAATTCATTAACATAATCGCCATTGCCAGTAGAGTCGTATTGAATGTTGCCACTATCATCAATTTTATATCGCAAAGCACCAAAAGGATCGTTGGGGAACCTTTCAGATGCTAAATATTCCAACCTAGCATCGTCATCCATGAAAAGATACGATCTAGTCTTACGCAACATGTAATCATCATTTTGTTGATTAATTTGGTCTGCCATAGCCAAAGTATTGTTAAACTTTTCTTGATCTTCTAGTAAACTCATTATTAATTACTTAACTTTGCAATTCTTTGATTTATTTGCAATAACAAGGCTTTTGCTCCTTCCATTTCGTTTTCAGCATATTCTTTATTATCTATTTTCCTTTTAATTTCATCTCTTTGCATAACCAATGTATTTAATACAGGAGTTTGTGGATTAAATGGATTGTCGTTTGTTGTTTGTGTAGATGCCTGACCATCTAAATAATCTACTGCTTGTTGTCGTAATTGTGTGTTTGTGCCTGTTGCCATCGAGCCAAGTCTTGCAATAACATCACCTTTTGACTGACCAGTTTCTTGTGCATAAATATCAAAAATAGAATTTTCATTTTTCCATTTTACTGACCACAAATCCATGTGATCTCTTACTTTTGATGCGTTAATTCTTTTTCCTGATTCTTCTGCTTTATCTTCAAAATTTCTTTTTTCATTCATGTAAGCCTCAGCAAATGATCTTTCTTTCATGCCTATAATTTCTAAGTATCTAAGCATTTCTAAATACCCCTCGTAAGTTGCTCCTAAAGTCGGAGCTGCATCTTGAAATAATTGCATTTCTTTATTAGAAATAGCACCTTTGGTTTGACCAACCAAACGCATAACAAAACCTAAATTTACCTGTCCAATGGCTAATTGTTCGTCTAAACCTGTAGTATCAAACATCCAATCTAAACCTAAACCTTGGCTAACATTTTTTATGCCTGTTAAAAATTCAGGAACAGCACCAAATCTTTCAGGATTTTGACCATTATTAGTTATTTGATTAGCTAAATCTTTTGCATAATCAATTTGGTTTTGTAAAGTTCCTGCTGCACCTGCCTCTTCTATTATTTTTGTTTGAAATTCAGATTGAGCTTTTGCAGCTTCTTGATCTCCTTTTGTTTCAGTAGTTTGGTCAATATTGACTACACTGCTTGGGTCTTTCTTAATTAACCAACCTTCGTTTGTTAATTTATCAATTGTAGCTCTATTTTTAACATTATCACGAATAGAAATTTGACCATCCGAGCCAACCTCATTCTCTAAACCAAGTAATTTATTTGTAACTTCACTGTTAGTTCCTTCCAAATACAAATGTTCACCGGGCTCATTTGCAATTTCTAATTGTTTTAAACCTATAGCATGTAAATATTCTTCAGCTTTTTGTTCGTCTTGCATGGCAAGTTGAGCTGCTTGTAGACCTATTTGTTGTTGAGCCTTAGCATTTTCTTCTTGTGCTTTTTTCATTCTATCTGATGCTCTGTTAAAACCAGTGCCCAAACCAATAAAAGCTGATGCTCCACCTGTATTAGGAGTAGCTAATAAGCCTGCTCCAAGCTCTGATGCAAGATCATAAAAACTCATTCGAGGAGCTTGATAGGCGTAAGGAGCTAAACGCTGTTCATATTTAGAAAAATTTTGATCGTAGTTTTGTTTTTCTTTTATTCTGCTTGATAAATCTTGTAATAATGTATCAGAGCCACTCACATCAACACCTGAATCAAATGGATTGATTGGATCGTTGACTGCCATTAGCTAGTGTACCCTGCGTTTGATCTTTGCTGTGGTTGGTTAAAGAAAGTGCCCAAAGCACCAAGTGTGCTTAAACCAACACCCAAACCTGACTGTAAAGCACTTGGTCTTGGAGCAAAGGTTGTAGAAGTTTGGAAAGAACCTGTTGGCACTGATTGTATAAAGGGTAACAAGGATTGATATTGAGCCATAGGAGCCTGTTGAGCTTGTAACTGATTCATTCTTTGAGCTTCTAGCTGTGCTTGTTGTTGTGCTTGTTGAGCCTGACCTGCACCCATCAATTGATTTATGTCAAAAGCACTAGCTTGTTGAGCCTGTTGCCCAATGTTTTGTAAGTTAGTACCTAAGTTTTGTTGAGCTTGGGCTCTTTGTTGACCAATCTGTGCTTCAAGACTACCTAAATTACTCAAAGCACCTGCTTGTGTTTGTTGTGCACCAAATCTAGTACCTGCTAAACCTGATAAACCTTGGGCTGTAGCCATCTCTTGTGCTCTTTGGCGAGCAAACTCACCTAAACCTGTCCTCTGAGCCTCTGAGAAGCCTTGTGAACGCAATGAACCTAAAGCCTGACCTAAACCTCTACCTAGAGCTTCACGCCTTTCATCTGCACTTAAACGAGCCCTAGAACCAAATGCAGACTCACCACCTGTCATGATGTCTCTAGCTCTTTGTGCCATGTCTTGTTTTTCACCTGCCTCTAACACATCTTCTATGGTTTGTTGTACCACACGATCCTCAAAAGGATTGTAGAACATACCAGTCATTCTTGGATCATAACCACCTAAAGTACCTCTTAAAAGGTTTTCAGACTCACTTAGACGACCACCAAGACTGCCAACACCACCAGTTATAGCACCTAATGATTGTAGCTCTCTAGCTCTTGCTCTATCTAAACCTGTACCTAACTCTCCTAAACCTGCTCGATAGGAAGAAACAGCATCAGCTAAATAAGGGTCTTGTATGCCAGTAGCTTGACGAGCCATTTCCATAGCTCTTAGTTGGTCAGGAGTTAAGTCTGCAACTTCTTGTGGAATGACTCTTGCTCTACCCTCTTCATCAAAAAATGTGCGTTCAGCAGCTCGCATAGCACCGGGTATGAATCCACCCTTACCATCTAAACCAAAGAGTAATTGTTGGCTCAAAGCATCTAAACCTGTCTCGTTTCTTAATTGATTGCTTACATATGGAGCAGGATCATTGCCACCTGTGTAGGGTGCTAGAGGTTGTTGTGCAGGTGCAACTGGTTGTACAGGTGCAGGAGCAGTAGGCATTACAGGTGCTTGTTGTGCAGGTGCAACTGTTTGTACAGGTGCTTGTGGCAAGTCTATAGGTGAAAAATTTTGTGGCAACTTAGAAAAATCAAAATTTTCTAAACTAGGTATATTTGGAATACTGCCTATGCCTCTTGGTATGTTGGGTAATATTTGTGGCATAACAGCAGGTCTTCTTGCCATCATTTCAGGCTCACCTTGGATCATGCCTCTAACATTTTGCATTGCCTTTCTCATGTTATCCATTATTGCCATAATTATTTCCTAGCTTGCGTTTGCACGATTGCTAAAGACCTCCATCATGTTGTACATAAGTTCTGTACCACGCTCTCTGTCTTCATCTAACGATGGTATTAGGGTAAGAATACCACCATCACCTTGTTCCATTTCATACGAACCTGCACCTCTTACAGCTTGTCCTGTCATAACAAATTCACCATCAGACAACATCGCAGGTACATCATCACTGGTTTCAGTGCCCATTCCATTAATCATGCCATTTTGTCTTTCAAAATCTTCGACAGCTACATTGCCACCTTCTGCATATTGCATTGGCATGACATAACCACCCATGTTCATTGCTACAGGTGCAGGTTGCCCACCTGATAGTTCAGGAAAAGTGCCCTGTGGTAACAAACCAAACTCTACTGGATTAGGTGCTTGTTGACCCATTCTACGAGCTATTTCTGCTTCTAAGTTAAATCGACCTGCTGCGTTCATTGTATTTAAAGGAGTTAATGGCACACCTTTGTCTTTTTTGGTTTCATCGTAAGCCATTTTACCAAGTGCTCCTGCCAAACCGACTAAACCTGCTGTGCCTAATGCACCCAGTCTACCCCCTTGACCACCACCAAACATGCTACCACCTTGACCACCACCAAACATGCTACCACCTTGACCTTTTAAAGTATCTTCAATTGACTTAATCATGTCAGGAGTTCTTCCTGCTCCACCTGTAAGAGCTCTGCCTAAATTAAAGTTGCCACCACCGGGCATTTTTAATGTTGCACCTGCTTGTATCATGTTGGGATCAGTTATTGAGGGATTGGCTTTCATTATCTCAGCCACAGTTGTGTTGTTTTTAGCTGCTATCTCATTAAGAGTATCACCCGGTTGTATGGTTAAATCGCCACCACCTAAAAATCCACTTAAAGGACCATCGCCTAGCAATCCTTTCATTGATCCTAAGCCTTTTCCTATACTGCTAAACCCACCTGCTGTACCACCTGCTATCGAAGATAAACCGGGTATTCCTGCATTTGCTACCATGCTCATAGCCGAACTACCTAAACTACCAAGTGCACCACCAATACCGGGTATCTTAGTAGCTAAACCACCAATACCACCTAATACGCCACCCAAAGCAGTACCAACACCGGGCACTAGCATAGCTACTGGAGCTACTTTCTTAACTACTTTGCCTAGTTTTTTGCCTAGTTTCTTAAAGAAACCAAATTCTTCGAGTCCTGTTGATTGGTTAAGACTAGCAATACCCATGCCTACTACAGCTTCTTCAGGGTTAATACCAAATTGATTAAACTTTTCTTCAACAATTGCCTCAAACTGTGGGTCTTCCATCATTTCAGGAGGCAAGACAATCTCACCCGGTCGTACATGAGCCAAAGCTGTGTCTTCACCACCACCTGCTTGTGCTACTTGTTTTGCTACACCACCTAAAGGTGCCATCATTTCTGCCGATAATTTTGCAATCATACCACCTATGCCTTCAGCTTCTTCAGGATCAGTGGTCATTTGGAGTTCTTGTTGTAAAGCATCTATGGCTTGTTGGGTTTCTTGGTGGAAAAATGAATCACCTGGACCAACATTAATACTGGTTGAAGGTGGTGGCACCATACGATACCCTGCTTCGATAAATTGATTAATTCTAGGGTCGTTATCTCTTACAACTTGTGTATCTTGCCCATTGCTTAATTGAATATAGCTAGGTGGACTAGCATCTCTAAACATTTCCATTTCTTTGTTTGATATGGCTCCTTTGGATTGATTGATCTGCTCGCTCATATTATGAATAACTTGAAAAAGTCGTTGTAATTCATCAGGGTCTTCAACATTTCTTGCTATATCTTTAATTCTTTCTAATGCTATTTCAGGTTTTGTAAGCTCAGGCGTTGCAGGCATTGTATTTAAACCATCAGCCCTAGTTAGACCCATCCTTGGACTAGCATCTCTAAACAAGTCCATTTCTCTGTTTGATATAACTCCTTTGGTTGGACCTGTTATTTGATCTACAAAATTCATAGACATGTTATTTAAAGATTGTTGATCTAACTCCCAGTCTTCCGGGCTTATCGCTATTTGGGTTTTACCAACCATGTCCATAATATTGCCCTGAGTTAAATTGTTGATTCTTTGTTGTAATTGTTCGCTTATAGCCATAATTAACCTATTGTAACTGTTACTGCTCCTACACTCATTGTAGCACCTAATCCTGTTGGATAGGTTTGATGACTGTACAAGTCTCTAAACCTAGTACCATCAAATGCTTGATGTATAGAGTTTGTAGTATTAAATATTATACTACCTGTTGCAAATTGCAATTCAGAAATTTCTGTAGCGTTAAAACTGGGGATTTTATCAGGATCAATATTGTCTAAATTAATCTCTAATATTCTTATTAAACGATTAAAAAGCTCAGGTGTTACATCAGTGCCTTCAGCCAATGGCAATCTTGTAACCAAGAGTTTTGTCATGATCCTCTACGACCTGATGGCTGTATATCTAGCCTAGTGTTGCCCAACCTCCATTTGTAATCTTTTCTGTTTGCAGTGTCGTTGTCGTCATCTGACTCAAATCTAAGCACAAATTGACGACCTCTTGCTCTAACATCTGCTTTATTGGTAGTAGATTTAATCTGTGATGTAGAGTCTGTGGCTAGACTTTCACCCATAAAATCACGATTTTTTAACACTATGTTAATAGCACCATCAGGTGATGTGCCAGTTGCATTGATAAATTTAACATCAGGCAAGATGCGTTTAACAAAAGCTAATGAGTCACCATCACCCAAATCAAAGTCAGCAGACTGTATAAATACATTGTCCATAGGATCAGTGTCATCGTTATAACCTAATTCGTGGTTATATAGATAGTAAGAACTTGACGATACACCAGTGGCTTGTGGATTATTTTGTATGCCACCATCAATCCAAGCATGTCTCACCATTGAGCCAATCGACCATAGGTTCTCTTCATAGTTGTAAATAGCGTATCTTGAAATTTCTCTTGTACCATCTTCAATGGATGGATAAAAGAACCAAACTTCTGAGAACTCTGAATTTAAGGCTACATGACATTTATAAGACTGTGATAAATCAAGGTCAGAAAAAACATATTCTTGCACTGTGCATGGTATTTTTTGCACAGCACCATTGTAGAAGTAAAATCCTTGTTTGCTCATAAAAAATACACCACTTGGTGCATTTACAAAGGCTTTAGGTCCTAACAATCCTGCTCCTTCGTTAATTAAATTAACTGAAAAGACCAGTGGAGCACCAATAAATCGCATACTGTAAATACTCGTATCAGTCCAAATTAAAACCTCTTGTCTTGCTTTTAAACCACCTACGATCTGTGAACCACTTGATAAACGCAACGATCCTGCTGAATTAGTGCTAGTAGGGTTCCAGTCAATTGCACTTTCTGAGTCAGAAAAGGCAATTAACATGGGATCAACCACACCTGTACGACTGCCATCAGTAATAGGATCAGCACCTAGCACAATTGCATGTCTATCTGTTTCTGAGACTATGACCTGTAATCCTACAGTAGGAGCTTTGTCTGCTCCTGATATGCTTGATAAAGCCACAGCCCTAGTGGTTAAACCATCGTTTTCTGTCCACAAATATATACCACCACCACGAACATTAATTAATAAGTTTTCACCAAAGTTATCGTGTGTCCACAAACGCAATTGATTGGTAATACTTAAAGTATTCTCAGCACTCCATGTGCCAACACCCCAAGCTCCTGAACCCCAACCAGTGTTTTGCACATAGTCATCTAAACCAACATTGATTTGATATAAACCATCTACACCTGATCCACCATTGCCTGAATCACTTGCATTTGCTGTGGCTGATGCTACAAAAGTGTAGGTATTGGCTGTGGGCACAGTTACAATTTGATGTTCTGTGTTTAAAACTGATGCTGTAATGTTGCCACCTAAAGAAACTGCTCCACTAATAGTAACAAAATCACCTATAACAGCACCATGACTGGAATCAGTAGCAGTAATAGTTGCAGAGCCATTGGTTGCACTGAAAGTAATAGAATTGGTACTGGTTTTCCTAATAGGAGTAATGTCGCTAAATACACTACCTCTTTCTATGTAATATTTTAGAGTGGTTCCTAAACCAAGATATTTGGTGCCACCAAGACTAACCCATTGATGTAAAGCCCTAGCTATGCCTAAAAAAGCATCAGAACTAGCTTTTAGCCAACCACCAATTTTTTCAGGTCGATTTCTTCTAAAACGAATAAAATTAGCATCGACATAACCACCCTCTTCTGAATAGTCAGTTTCTTCTTTATTAATTCCTGCTTTAAAATTAAATTTTGCTAAAGGCATGTGTAAACTCTTTTATTGTCATAAAAGTTTACCATAAACTTTAAAATTTACGCCAAACGAATAATTGCACCAGTTGCAGTCGCACTAGGGAAAACCACAGTAAAATCACCTGCTGTTGAAGTTTTATCTCCACCAAAGTCAATTGCACATAATGCTTTATTACTATTGGTACTGTTATACAGTAAACAACCTCTAGCTGTGACTGTAGCTGTACCAAAAGTTAAATCTGCAAAATCACACACAGCAGTAGTTCCTGACAAAGCAGGAGTAACATTGGTTAATGTTGATCCACCTGCTGTGTAATTAGTTCCAGTAGCTTGTCCTGTGGTTACATATGCAGTTGTACTTGCACCTAAAGTTGCTGATGATGTGTATAGTGCTAACTTAATAGAATCTGCACCATTGGTTAAATTATGTCCTTCGACAAGTATTTCTTGTTTAAAACTTGAACATATTGCTGATGTAATTGCCATTTATAGCTCCTTTATAATCTTAGCCATGTCTTCATGACCTTGTTTAACTAATAAACCAACCATAGTAACCTTTTTTGATTCTATAGCACTGTTTATATTAGCTAAGATTATACTATAAATGTGATTTTTGAAAGCCTCAGCTTGTAATCTTACATGTTCAGGTGCATTTTCTGATATTCCTAAAATCTTTTCTGTGGTTTTTTTAGCCCAAAACTCAGGATCATGACCCTTATTGTTTGTGGTATGAACCTCTACTTTGCCTAATTGTATAAAACTTTCTGACATTATCCTTTATATGGTTCAGGTGGTAATTCGTGTTCTTGCAAAGTTAAGCCATCTTTTGCTAGTTCGCTATCTACCTCATCATAAGGTTTGATAATCCATTTGTTGCCATGAATTACAGTAACAAAAGGTTTTTCTAAACGATGATAACCATACAGTTTTTCTGTGGGTGGAACATCAGCATCTAAAACTGTTGATCTAGGGCTAACACCTACTGTAATGCCATGATCCATCATTTTAGATAACCAAAATTCAACACAAGCTCTACCTGCTTCTGCAAAATGCAAGTCATTTCTGTAAGAAAAATCTATACCATATAGATCAATGGACTCTACTTCATTCCACATAGCAAAGCCTAAAGCGTAGGCTACTGTGTTATTAAAATAAGCACACTGGGTAGCATTTGCTACTTCTTCAATTGGAAAAAGAGTGGCTTTTGGCACTCTTTGATCTAATTCACAAGTATAAACAGGTATTTTTAGCTTAGGTAACATTTTACGCATAACCAAAGTTTGTTTGCCTGCATCATCACTGTCTAAAAATCGACTAGCAGGGTCCATCATAAACAAACGATTTAAGTTAAAAACACTACAAGCTGAGTTAATACCCCAAACTTCATCCCACTCTTTACCATTTTCTTTGCCAATCACATAATCTATTTGTGATATGCCAAGACCTAACAAGGCAACTCTCTTGCCCTTGAGCGATTGAATTGGTTTCATTACGATACTACTGAGCGTAGGCTATCGTATCTGTATTCATCTCTAGTATCTCTACCTTCTGATAAGTTTTTCATTCTCATAATTGCCTCTTTGAATCTTGCTTCAAACTGAGCAATGACATCAGGAGTTTCTTTGAGAAAAATTGCACCTTCAACTAAACTTCCATAGAGTAAAGCATCAGGATAATCTGTACTGAGAACTGTCGTTCCACTGTCACTACCACTTGTTAATGAAGCTGGTTTATATAAGTAATGTAATTCTACTGTATAAATTGCATCAGGTACAGGTGCAAGAGCAAAAGAATCTTGGCTAAAAATTGAGTAATATTTTGGTTGCCCTGTAACAGTCGTTGTTGGGCTATATTCTTTTAAAAAAGAAGCATGTTTTAAATCAAGGTAAGTGTAAGTATTGCTTGATACAATGGCTAAACTCATAGGAGCCAAGAAATCAGTAGGACAAGCCAAAAATCTTGTATCAGCAGTAGTTTGTCCTTGTACATTCTTTCTTTGTTCAGGCAACTCAACAAACTTTAATATTCTGTCTTCTGCTTCTTTAATAAAAGTAGGTAAATTATTTGTAAAAGTAGTTTCAGAAGATTCTAAATAATCTCCTATAGCTGTTTTTAATGTTGCGTATGTAAAACTCATGTTGTTGTAATAGTAACAGAACCAACATCACAAGTTATCTCATAAGTGGTTAATTGTTTGCCTAATTTACCTAAACCAACATTGGTATAAACAGTAAAAAAATTGTTATCGTCTGCTGTATCAGGTCTTGGGTCTTGTAATGCTTGAGGATCAGTTGCCACTGTTCTTGGCTCTATTTGTGGATGTTTAGGATCAAACTGGTCAGGTCCTACTAAAAGACCATTCCATGTTTTTTTCATGTCTTTTAGTTTGTAACGAAAACCACTGACATCACAAATGCCATAGGCATTTTTATTACTAGCAAATGAACTCATTAGGCTGAATTATAACTCCTTAGATCAGGGCTTACACGAAACGAAGCTCTTTCCTCGTCTTGATTCATGGCTCGTAAAAACTCTTCTTCATACAGTTGTTTTAACACAGGTGTTCTTTCAGGTGCTTTTTTAAGAGATATGTAATATGCAAGACCTGCTGCTAAACATGGATAGAACCTATAAGGCATGTCCATGGTATTAGCACCAACATCAGCATCATCCATGCGTGTAAGCACATTCATGTACACAGTGTATGTTGAGGACTTATCAGGAGTTGGATAAACGCTTATAGTAGGAGATAGCTGTTTATCTATAAAAAACTGATTAGGCTTACCTGTTTGTGCTTTGTTTGGTATAGCTGAGTATTGTGAACGACTGACTCTAGCCATAGCAATGTCAGTTACATCAGAACCAATGGTTTCTCTAACATAAGCATCTAAAACATCTATGGGAGCAGTATTATTGGTTGAGTCTATGTTGTAAGTAGTGGTATCTGTAACCATAGCCACAGTCTTTTGGGTTATAGTCCACTGGTTTAATCCTCTGTTAGCCCATTCTGCTAACAGAAGATTAAGACTTCTTTGTGCTGTTTTAAGATCGTAACCTGTGCGAAGCTCTAAACCACATCGTTCAAAGGCTTCTTCTACAAATTCACCTACATCAGGTTCAAAATTTTTACTGCTTGATGTTGCCATCTATCCATAGTTTTTAATTAATTCAAGAATAATGACATAAGTATCGCCACTTGAATGACCTACTGTGGTGAAATCAAGATCGCCTGTTACACCACTGCCTGCATTGTTTGGAATACCTGAAAAATCATCGTAATACTCGTCACCAGTTGAATCAGCAGGTAAGGTTACAGCTAAAACATTGGTAGTGGCATCAAAATCAATTTTGACACCCATACCTGTTGTTGCCCACCATACCTTTGCGATTGCAACTGAAGTACAAGCAACGCCTGCTGCATTTGAATTTAAAGCTGATACATCAACTTTTTTTACTGCAGACTCACCAGTGCCATCACTGGCATTGGTGAATTTCATAACAGCCTTGCGTTGCCCATCCTGAATGGTTTGTGATGTTACTACATCAGCCATAATTACTCCTTAACTAAAAGAATGTGAAACTGTGCCATCTCCAAAGACATGACCATTTAGAAGCCAAATAGCATCTGTAATAGCCACACATCTAATATGACCACCAATGAATCTACCATCAGTATCAGCATCCATAGTTAGTCTATAGTCAGCAGCAGCAGGTATATTCCAACCACTTGTATCAATATTTTCGTTTAATGCAACAACACTTCCAAGTTCATCTTTATCATGTTGCAAAACCATTCCCTGAAAAGTATCAGAGCTAGAAGCACCTTGTAAAATAAATGATCCTGTAAAAGTAGTTCCTACATGAAACTCATAGAAAAGACCTGCACTAGCAGCAGGTAAAGTTACAGTAATACCTGCGGCACGATTCAATGAAAAGATTGTTCCTGATTGTGCTGTAGTTGGCGTATAAGTTGCATCAGTAATGCTTGTGACAGGAAAAAGATTGTTAATTGTACCTGTGGTTGTAAGATTACCACTTGAATCAACATCAAGGTTTGTGGTTACTGCACCTGTCTTAGCAGTAACAGTGATTTGTTCAAAACCACCTTCAGACCTAACTGGTCCATTAAAAGTTGAATTTGCCATAATTTCCTCCATTGGAAATAAGTTCTACTGTCTTGGCTTGTCTGCTAGGTCAGTCTGTAGAACAAGTTAAAATACCCTAGATACTAAAAATCATACTCCTTGAAGCATGATTTAGCAAATAGAATATTTAAGTTTTATGGGTTCATTAGGCTACCTCCATTTTTTTTGTAGTCGGTCTTACTTGAATCTTGCCTAAGTCTTTTAAAAGCTCTTGATCTTGAACCAGTCTCCAAGTAGTTCTTGCCTCATACTTATGCTCAAAGACACCTAAATCTACTAAGGCATGCCACATCTTAGAAAAGCTTTTGTGCTTTTGTGTTACAGTCCTTGTGCTTACTGATTTACTACCCTGCACTGGATAATACATTGCCAATGCCAAATCAAGGTCAAGCTGTGCTTTTAAGAACTTAGCCACCTGTGGCAAAAGATCAGCTTCAAATGAGATGACATGAGTTGTGTCACCCATACCAGTGTTAGACATATCACCACTGGTGGCTACTAAATAAAGTAATTCTTTTTTCATTACGCTACCTCTCTAAGTTTAAGTTCATTTTGTACTAAGTCTTTGACTTTTTGTGTCATGGTTGTGCCATTAACTT